CGAGCGCCCCGGGATGTGTATCCCAAAGCGCTCGCACCAGCTCGTTTAGGCTATTGTACGCCTACGTGAGCCTACGTTAATTCGAAACCTCGAGGTCACTTTAAAATGTCAACACGCACTCGTCCCGGTTCCTCTTCTTCCTCCAACACAGTTGCCCACACCCGTATGAACGGGGAGGTGCTGAGTAGTACCCAGAATACAGTCACAAAGTGGACTGATTCGGTTACTTTCGGGGATAATATCCCCGGCTGGAGGGAGGCACTTCGTGATGGCAAAGATGCTACCACAAGTATGGACGGGAGTGAGATAGTCGTCAGGTACACACCTGGCTTAGCGCGCTTTGAACGACCTAAAACGTCGGACACTAGCCCGTTAATCTATCTCTCCGTGGTGACAGGGAATCATGGCATAAATATGTCAGCTCCCTCTGGTGATCCCTCGAATATCGATGAAGCGAAAGCCAACTCTCAGGCGCTTGGCAAGTTTGTGCGCAGGATTGTCGACGTTAACACTGCCTTCCAAGGCGGTGTTTTCTTAGGCGAGCTGCGTCAGACTTTGCAAACTATCAAGAATCCTGCAAAAGGTCTTAGGAATCTAGTAGACAACTGGGGCACGACTGCACGTCGCATTCGTGGTTCTCGCGTCTACCCGCTAACCTTCCGTCAAAAGAAGGTAGCGGAGGCCCTAGCAGATTCATGGCTTGAGGTCCAATATGGCTGGCGCCCTCTCCTTAACGACATTGACAACGGGTGCAAAGCACTCGCTGCATTCAATGGCGGAAGGTCGTCTGATACCGTGCGCCTCACAGCGCATGGTCAGACGGAGGGCAATCCTGTCATAACGGTGGACGGTTATGCGGCAAGTCTTGCCGCATGGCGTGCTACTACCCTTACGATAGATCGCTGTAAAGTGGTCTACCGTGGTGCCATGAGAGTGGAGGCTCGTGACCCTCACGTGATGGATCCGAGGTTGTTCGGCTTTGCGCCGAATCTCTTCCTTCCTACCGCGTGGGAGTTAATCCCCTACTCGTTCTTGATTGATTACTTCTCCAACATTGGAGATATAATCAACGGCTGGTCGCAACTCTTTACTCGGCTGGCGTGGTGCAATCGCACCTCCGTCAGAGAGATTGAGCGAACGTCGTCTTCCTATACCGACATGTTGTTGGTAACGGAAGCGTCCTCTTCAGCGAAAAGCTGTTCCATTGCGCCTGCGAAAAGTGTCTTCACCAAGCGTCGCGTCCTACGGGCGAAGTATACTGGCACTTACGTGCCAGACTTCCAACTCGAGGTCCCCAGTTTGGGGAGTCTAAAGTGGCTAAATATAGCTGCCCTGATCGCGTCGCGTAATGGAGATCGTAATTGGTCCTATGGCAATTAAGTTCCAAATGGAGACTAACATGACAAAGGTCAAAGACCTTGTAGATGTAATCGTTGACAACGCATTCCGCTTGTTTCCCGTGGATACAGAGCGTTATGAACTCTGTGGCCTTCTCGAGGATCACCTCAACGAAACGCTTAAACAGCGCCAGTTGCGGCTCTTCGAGATGCGGGATCCTCGCGCTAAGGAATGGCACAACAACGCTTTGGGCCTTATCCAGAGGGCGGTCCTCGTATCCTTGCTCCGTATGAACGGCGTCAAGCTGAACGCGTCTGAGGAAACACTCGCCCGTCGTCTCCATGAGACGATTGGGTGCATGTCCCTGGACGAGTTCTGCGAAAACGCCGTTTTGTACGGGAAGGAGTACTACGAGATTACCGTCTTAGGTAAGGTCTCTGCGAGATTGCGCAAATCCAATGCGTAGTCGACGACTGTCCCCAAAGGACGGAGGTTATCCACATGACGTGGAATCCTGCTTCTCCGGTTACCGGTGCTCCTCAAACCGGCCTGACATCCCCCACCTACACGTTGGCCACAGATGTGGCCCCAGACGTGAACGGTGTGGCCCGAGCCGTAACAGCGCTCGGAGGCACCCAAACGGGTGTCGAAGTCAGTTCTACCTCAAACCCGTTCACCTTGCTGGTGACTCGTCCGAAGGTCCTCAAGACCCTCCCGAGTTTGCTAGCGAACGGGCAGCTACCTTCAGTCCCGAAGAACACATGGGTCGTCTCCGTCCGCAAGGGCGTCGACGTCCTATCAGGCCAACCCAAGCAAACAATGCTTGGCCGGTTGGAAATCAGCGTCCCGGCAGGTGCCGACGTCGCTGATCCTGAGAGTGTCCGGGCTGCTTTGTCACTACTCATTGGCGCCCTCTGGGAGCAGAGCAATGAGCTGGGCGACGCAATCATATCCGGGGTTATCTAGCCTTAGGCTAGATGCCCTGATGCGAAAGCGTAGGAATGGAACGACCATTTTAAAATGGACGGTCCTCGCCTTGGCTCTCATCATCGTCCTAGATGATGAGCCGACGGTTTGGGATAAAACCCTGACCGTTACCCAGAAGATCCTCTTCGGAGGACTCTTCTCGGACTAGTGACTTAGCGTTGTGGCTGTGTTAAGGAGTTGACCATGGCAATGTCAGATCTGCTCTTTAATGACCTAATGACGGACCTGGAGGCCTACCTTCCTCTCGGCTATAAAGCCGGTGAAGGTTGGGGGCCGGACTTAGATCCGAAGTCTGTGGCAGCTATCTCTTTGGTTAAATCCTTCTTTAAAAAGAAGCTTCAAGCTTCTGGAAGGACAACGCCCGAGGGTGACACTGTTGCAGCCGCGAAGTTCCTCCGTTCAAATGAGCGGTGTAGAACCTGGGTCTATAACCCCAATACGAGTCTCGATGAAGAGATGATGGGTGAGTTTAAGAACTTGCTCTACCGTTTCTTTTATCCCGAGGGCCATAACCTCGTCTTCCACCTAAACGATCTTTTTGATCGTGGACGGTGTGGACCTGGTGTGGCTGTAGGGGCGCGAGGCGAGGACTTCTATACGAAGTTTTTCGACTCACCCCTCACTTGTGTTAACCAGTCGTTGTCAATCGCATATAGGAACGCGATAGCTAACGACCGGTGCTCCACGTGGGCAACTGCGGAATCCAACCGCACTAGCCTCTATGGTGACCCGGAGTTAGTTTCTGGTAGTAGGTTCAGCTTCGTCCCGAAAGATGACACAACATCTCGGTTGATTGCCATTGAGCCCTCGCTGGGTATGTTTTACCAGCTTGGACTCGGCAGGTTGTTAGAGGAAAGACTCGTGTCCTTCTTTGGACTCGATATAACTTCCCAATCTCAGATCAACCAAGAGGCCGCTCGTTTCGGCAGCGTGACTGAGCGTCTAGCTACGCTAGACTTAAGCAATGCTTCCGACTCATTGGGCTTACCCATGCTAGAATGGGCTTTACCTGGTCCTATTATGGACCTATTAAAGCTGCTCCGCTCCCCTCAAGGGAGCCTTTCTGGCGAGCAACTGGAGCTTCACATGGTTAGTACCATGGGGAACGGATTTACGTTCCCTCTCGAAACCCTTGTGTTCTCCTGCGTCGTAGTCGCCTGTATAAAGTCGTTCGGGTGTCAACCTGTTCGACCTTACAGAACCTTTGAACCCGGCCAACAAGACCTGAGATGGTCGTACGGCTATTGGGGGGTCTTTGGAGATGACATCATATGTCACACGCTTGTTACCCAT